GGAACTTACTTCCTACGACGAATTGGTTTACGTATTGACGCGCTATTCTTTTCAGTCGTTTCCGACCTACTGCGCAAATTCTGACCGCGTTTAGGCGGCTCTGGTTCAGGCTCTGGTTCAGGCTCTGGTTCAGGCTCTGGTTCAGGCATTACCTGATTAGTAGCATAGCAATCATCCCAATTTGGGCAATCACCACATCCTTCTAATTGATCATGATCTACCCCAAACTCACCACCAATCGGGCATTCATCTGGCGCCGGTTCACCAGGTTCTGGCTCCATAGGTTCGGGGGGCTGCTCTTCCAGTTCTGCGTCAAAAGGTGTATCACTACCGGAAACGCTGCTTTCATCAGAAGCCTTTGATGCACCATAGAACGCCTTGTGAATCTCATCATAATCAGTATATTTGATGAGAGAATCAAGAGCGAACGATTGATCCAGAATCTTATCCGGGATAGGTTCTTCTCTATCATCAAAGCGGTATCCAAGGTACTGTGTGTTCGTCATTCCAGAACCTCTACGGGTGAATAGAACATTCTTGCCAACGTCTGGGTCAAAGTAAAGAACTGTTCCTCCACCTTTTGGACGTTCCGCAATTTCCTTCAGGTTATTTTCCATAAACCAATGCGCGATGTCGAGAAGCTGAACGCCTTTTTTCTCTTCATCCGAATTATCATGACACCAAACAAGATACAATGTTCTACGTTTTGCTTTCATCGCATCAAAATCTTCTTTTGACATAGAATCACGATTTTGATTCAGGTATTCACAAATAGGACATGGTTCTCCATTAGTACGTGCCGGACATATATATGGCGCGTCAAGAACACCAACATTGCGATGCACCCAAAGCTCAACCAACCAAGTAAATTCACCCTCACCGATGCTGCCGCCACTTATTTTGGGCATGTTCTTACCAGCTAAGAACGGGATAAAATCAATGGTGTGGCCACCTTCTGTACATTTCCAGAATCCAACACCTTTTGGGAGGTTGCCAGTGGTGATATAACTACCAAACTGACCACCTCCTTTGTCAGCAACGCTCTGTTCATGCCTACGGAGAAGATCCTTCTTCTGCTTTTTATACTTATCTCTGAAACCCATACTTACGCCCCTTTCCTTTCATTGCGAATATCTGTCACAGTAGCTCGTATGTCATTGGCAATCTTCTTGATTTCCTGCATGGCTTTGCGTACCCTCGTACCAGCCGCATTATTCTTTTCGATTTCGAATTTACCAGCGTTAATCCCTGCCTTTTCCGCAATGATCAACATATCATTGATCAATTTTTCTAATTTCATTTGTTTCCTCTCTTTCTCTAATTTGATTTTTTACGTCAAACCAACTTTTAAATATAGCCATTGACATGACGCGAAATAAAATATAGCCACCAAAAAAAACTGCAAACGTTAATAATATATACTTCAAAATTTCCATATTCATTTCTTTGCTATTTCTTTGCTATTGGTTTGCGTTTTTGTAGACGTGTGTTTGTATTCAACACTTTCACCTGTCCTGATTGCGAATTCTCTTTTTTGAAACGCTCTTTTATTTCAGCAGGTATATTTGGGTTCGAGAAATAACCACCTAGCCATAATTGCGTTAATCCCTCTAGTGCTTTTTTACGGTGTTCAAATGCAAATTTAACTGTAGAAAGGATATTCATATCTTCAGTAGCATTAGTTAAATCCGTCTGCGCCAACTGAAACGACTCATCGCCCTGAATTGACGCATTTATTGCAGCTTCAGTTGGCTTCTTTCTCTCCTCCTGAAAGAGTTCATGTCTGTACTTTGAATCCAGCGACGCCTTTAGTGTATCCAAAGCTTCTTTTTTGCGATCTTTAACAGCGACAGAATTAACCCATTTTTCGGACCATTTCATGTAATGTGAAGAATGGTCTCTCCAATTAATATCGAGTTGGCTAAAATCAATATTGAGATCGTCTTCATACTCTGACATTTTACTCACCTCCTTTATGTAAAACGCATTTTCTTTACTTCTATTATAGCACATCTTCTAATGAAATCTGCGTTTATTTACGCTGTAGCTGCTTTGTATGCGAAATAAATTGCTAGAGTCAAGCCTCCTCTCCCTGAGTACATAACACTCTCTTGGAAAGCCATCATCATCTCTGCGACACGGTCAGTTCCTTTGTCCAATAACACTGCGTTGAAATATCCAAGAAAGGCATAACGTAGGCTCTCAGGCTCTCCAGATAAGCCTTTAATCAGCGTAGCAATCTCAGACCATTGCGCTCTTCCAGAAAGCAGTAACCTGACTATCTCAGCAATATTTGCTTCTGTGATAGTGGCGTTTTCTACTGCATCCAACGCCGTTTTATCATCTGTAACGTCAATAACAGTATCCAGGAGATTTAATGCTTTGCCTGGAGAACCATCGCAAACATCAGCTATTTTTTCAATCACCTCCTTTGGGAAATCTTTGACACCTTCTTTCTCCAAAATATCCTTGAGAAGTTTTTTGATCTGTATTGGAGTCAATACGGCAAACTCATAGGAATGGCATCGGCGTTTCAAACTTTTTTTCAATTTTGCCGGTTCTGTTGTGCACAATGCGAAATAAATATGCTTTGGAGGTTCTTCCAAAATAACAAGCAAACTCTCCTGGGCTGGTACCGTCAGCTGATGGCAATTATGAACATAACAACCGTTAGCTATATAAGAGGGATTATTTTTTACCTGAAAATCGTATAAGTTCACAAAGCCTTGACTTCTTTCTGTATCTCCGATACTACTTTGGAAAGATCGCTCATTATCTCCTCGTTTGTAAATCTCAATATTTTCCACCCCAACTCTGCTAATTTTTTCTCCTTTTTCCTGTCTTTTGTTTTCTTTACATGCCATTGATGGCTTTTCCCATCCACCTCCACCCCTATTTTCAATAGCCTGTTTGCAATATCTATCTTGTAATTTGTTGGATAGCCAGGTTTCCTTTTTCCTAATGATACCGCTATCTCCATAGGCCAATGCAGTGCCAGGGACAATAACCTTTGAGCTTCCGTATATTGACCATTTCCACCACGAACACCATTCCATACATGTAATGTACCATTCATATGCTTTGTCTGTAACATTTTTTCTACTGTTTTCTTGTCTGACATGGGATTTGTTCTTTTCATCCTCTCCGAACTTTCCTTTGTCAGTTCTAAAAATCTTTCCTTGTTTTCCGTTCGAAAATGTTTGTGCCCCTCCATTACCGCAGTAGCACGATTCTCTGAACGGAGCATCTTTTGAAAATCTGGCTGCATATTTCTCCATTTTCCAACGCAGACTTGAGAACAAAAGCGTGATCCCTTTGAAGGAATGCCAAGGAATTCCTTCCCACATTCCTCGCAAATCATTGGTTGCCTTATTTTGCACTCTTGGCAATATACTGCATTTGGTACTTTGCTTTCGAACGCGTTTCCACATAGTTTGCATTGCTTTTTGTACAACGTTGGATGTTCCCTGTCCCTGTATTTCTTTGAGCAACTGTTTGAACAAAATTGGCCGTTTTTCCTTGCCGACATGAAATCTTTCTTGCATTCTTTGCATATCTTCGCATATCTTCTCTTTGCCATTTCCTGACTCTCCTTGTAATAGTGTGTTTGCCACTTTATTACCACGATAACACAAGAAGGATTGGCTGTCAAGATCTTTTGCTTTTGTCCAAATATCATTTTCACTATCAGTCAAAAATAGATGATCTTTAGAACATGTAATTTTTTTACCATTATCAAGATGAATTTTAACAACGCGCTCAAGAGGGACTTTATTAATGAATGTTTGCTCTACTTCATCGATACCGTTTAAATTTTTTATCTTATCACCAATTACAATGTCTTGGATATATTTCTTTGAGTCATCATGCATTGTAATTTCTGTATCTTTGGAAAAGCATTCCTCGATAACAATCAGCTTGACATCACCAAACATTGGCGCAAAACTACTATTCGCTACTATCTCACGGATGGTATCTATTCCACGAGAATTTGCGCCATTGTACAAATATAAATCACTATCAGAACAGTTAAGTTCATTTTTGAGAATGCGTGCTGTAGTAGTCTTTCCAGATCCAGCTGGACCTGTAAATAAAAATGAGTGTGGTCTGTCATCTTCTCTGCCAAGAACTGATCTTAGCGATTCGACAGTGCTTTCATTACCGACGATATCATCGAGTTTTGTTGGGCGATGCGTTGTGTGTAGTGGCATTTTGACCTCCTAGTGTTCACAAAAGAATTCTGCTGGACCCAAAAACATTGCATTGGAACAAAC